ACGACGCCTAGCAGCATGACGATGCAGCGGCGATTCAATGCAACAACGCCGCTGGCAGGAGTTGCGGCAACCGCAGGGTCCGCTTTTCAGCCAGCAACTGTCGAGCGGATTGATGATGCTATTTTCAGCGTGCAGGCATGGCAAGGACGCGTCGTGGCCGGTGCCTCGGCAGGGCTTCCGACCGGAGATGCGTACTTCCGCACAGACAGCCATATCACGCCGCAGAACGTCTTTCAGGCGAACGAGCAAGTAAGAGTCTCCTCAGACATCTATGGCACGTGGCCTGGATTCCCAGACACGTTCTATCGCCGGCAACAACAGCTCTCATCGCTCACAAGCACCAACCCTGGAACTGTTGCCGCGCCCGGTGCGTGGGCACTTATTGCTAATGGCTTTGATGGCGTTCTTGTCGCGAGCAATCCGACACTATATCCAAACATTCCGTTGACGGACTTTTCGCCGGCAACGATTCGCGGCATCACGTCGGCGTTTTACTTCGGCGTCTTCGCCGCTACGTGGAACCCCGACGCCTACTACTACTCCGGCAGCGACTCGCAGCTGACGGACCCGATCCTAGAGGCCGCGCTCGGCACCGCCAACGTGCCTGCCTATCGCGGTCTGTCGTACCAAGTCCTCGACGGTTTCGTCTCCACGCTGTTCGGCGATCAGCTGCCGTACTCGTGCGAGGCCATCCTCGAAGTCGACAACCAGATGGACTGGCCGCAGGCGATCGAGACGCTGCTGCGGGAGCGCGGCAATCTGCTGTCGCCGGCGATCGACGTGAACGGCGTGACCAGCCGGCCATTCCAGGGCTATTTCCTGCGCGGCGCTGTGCCGTGTGTGCAGGCGCTGCAGCCGCTGCTGATTGCCGGCCAGATCACGGTGCAGGACCGCGACGGCGTGCTGGCGTTCTCCGAGTTCCGCAACGCCGACAGCGTCGCCATCGACAACGGCGCGGTCATCTCGCACTTCGGCACGCGCCTCGACGGCGACAAGGCCGCCGACGACAAGTGGACGATCGAGGACAAGGCCGAGGGCGACCTGCCCAAGCAGGTCAACGTGCGGCACCAGGACGCAGACAACCTGCTGCTCGCCGGCATGCAGTCGTTCGGCCTGCGCTCTCCGGAGAGCACCGACGAACAGAACGAGCAGGACGTGGACCTGCGGCAGCTCGTGATGACGCGGCGCGAGGCGACCAACCTCGCGGCGACCATGCTGCGGAGAGCGTGGGTCAACCGCCGGACGTACCGCTTCGTGTTGCCGGCCGCGTACCTGCACCTGCTCGAAAGCGACCTCGTGACCTGGACCGACGACGAGGGCCGGCCGCACGTCGCGCGCATCATTCAGCGCGACGTCGGCAACGACTTCCGCGTCAGCATCACTGCCTTGGCCGAGGACCTCGACCTGACCGTGGCCGGCTCGCCGGCGCAGTCGGCATCCAGCTTCGTGCCTGGCCTGCCGGGCGGCAGCTCGGGCATCGAGACCACGATCGTGGACGCGCCGGCAGTCACGGACAGCACGGCCTACATCCCCGGCCTGCACATCGCCATCGACCACATCGGCGGCCAATGGGCCGGCGCGGCGGTCTACGAGAGCACGGACGGCACCAACTACGACCTCGTCGGCACGACGGACAAGCGCAGCGTCGTCGGCACCAGCGAGGCGCAGCTCGACTTCTGGCCGTCGGCGGAAACGATCATCGACCCGAACCCGCTGTTCTCGCCGGTGAATCCGACCGACTTCCAGGCCATCGTCTGGCAGTTCTCCGACAGCGCGGCGAGCCGGGTACTGAGCACGACGCAGGCCCGCACGGAGCGCGGTAGCAACTGGGCGGCGATTGTCGCACCGGGCCAGCCCACCGAGATCGTCAGCTTCCGCACCGTGACGGCACTGGGCGGCGGTCGCTTCACCATCCAAGAATACTACCGAGGCCTGCGCGGGACGACGCCGCAGACCTGGCCGGCGGGCGCCAAGATGGTCCTGCTCGACGGCTCGCCGTTCTGGCGGGAGTTCGTGGGCGAGATCACGCCGACGGCGCTGGCGTACAAGATCGTCCCCGCCGGCCTGACGCTCGACGACGTGGAACCGATCAGCATCGTCAACGAGCGCCGCAACGCCTCGCCGCTGCCGGTGCGGCAGGTCGACAAGGTCATCGACACGACATCGCTGACGGCGCGCTTCACCGTCAAGTACCAGTGGTGCCGGCAGGTGCTGGCGTACGACGCCCAGCCGCCTCACCCGATGGATGAGGAGGTCGAGAGCTACCGCTTCACGATCTACGACCCGACGGGCACGCAGGTTCGGCGCGTCCGCACCATCACGGCATCGCTCACCGGCAGCAACTCGCTGCGCGACCGCTGGATTGATTACACCTCGGCGCAACAGTCTGCTGACGGCTACACGCCCGGCACCTCGGCCACGTTCTGGGTGGACGTGCAGCAGGTCGGACAGTTCGGTCTCAGCCCATCTCGCAAAGGCCTCTACTAATGCGTACCTACACCATCAGCACCGGAGCCGTGACCATCTCGGCGGCCACAACGCTCATCTGCATTCGGCCGAACACCTCGCAGGCCGTGTCGGTCGTGCGCGCGACGCTGACGCAGCGCGGCACGACGACGAGCGAGCAGGTGCGCGTGCAGCTCGGCCGCAAGGCGAGCGCCTACGCGACCGGCCTCACCTCGGTCAACGTCGGCGGCTCGACGCAGCCGCTGCTGGCCAAGCACAGCGAGAGCGACGCGGCCTCGGCCATCACCGGCGGTACGTCGGCGGCGGCTGGCACGGCTGGCACGGCGAGCACGACCGAAGGCGCTGGCGGCTTCACGCCGGTCATCGACGAGATGTTCAACAACATCAACGGCTTCGTCTGGCTGCCGTCGGTCGATGAGCAGCTGGTGTTCGCCGCCGGCAGCGTCGAGGCGTTCGTCATGCGCGTGCCAACGGCCCCGACGGGCACCTCGAACTGGCACGCGACGGTGACGTTCCAGGAAGCCTGATGACGAACCTGAGCGCACGCAAGGTCGCCGCGATTGTCGCACTGCGGGTGCGGCACGACGACACCGTCGATGCGTTCCGCCGGCGGCGCGCGCAGGAAGTGCGAGAAGGTCGCCGGCGCTTCGTCGCGCAGCGGGCGACGTTGATCGAGGAGGACTTGGAGAAGGTCGTCCTGCAGAAGGACTTCCTCAACGTCGTCGGCGGCGTCGACAGCCAAAGCAACGGCCTGGCCGAAGTGCAGGTCACGCGCGACGCCGACGGCGGCATGCGATTCTTCGCGGAGGTGGACGTACACCTCGTCTGCAAGAACACGAGCGGCGGCACCCTCACGAAGGGCACGCCGGTCTACGTCACTGGCAGCGTCGGCGCGACCACGACGGTGGAAGTTGCCGCATCGGATGCCGCCAACGCCGCCAAGATGCCGGCCATCGGCCTGCTTGAGCAAACGTTGGTTTCCAACGAGTTCGGCCGCGTTGTCGCTGTCGGCGTGATGAGTGGTATGAACACGACCGGCTACTCGATCAACCAAACGGTGTTCGTGGCTTCCGGTGGTGGCCTGACCGGGACAAGGCCGACTGCAGCGACTGATCTCGTGCAGAACATCGGCCGCGTGCTTCGAGTCAACGGCAGCAACGGCGAGATCCTGGTGCTGGGCGCAGGCCGAACCAACGACGTGCCGAACTACACGGCCGGGCGCCTGTTGGGTCGTGGTACGGCCAGCGCAGGCGCGGCGCAGGAGATCACGCTCGGCACTGGCTTCACGATGTCAGGCACCACGCTCAACACGTACAACATCACCAGCGGAACGGCTGCGCCAACTGGCGGGGCCGACGGCGACATCTACCTCCAATACATCTGATGGCCGACAACGTAGGGTACACCCCAGGGGCTGGAGCGACGGTTGCTGCCGACGAGATCGGCGGCGTGCTGTTCCAGCGCGTGAAGCTCACGCACGGCGCGGACGGCACAGCCACCGACGCGAGCGCAGCGAATCCGCTGCCGATCAACGCGCAGGGCGAGCTGCTTGAGCAACTGTCGGCGCTGCGCTATGCGATCCAGGGCCTGACGCGGTCGATCGGCCAGGCGCTGCCGTCTGCGCAGGGATGGCCGATTATGGAGGCGAGGCAGCCAACTGCGGCCAACCTTGCCATGACGGCGTCGCTCGCCGCCGGCCAGACGCTGGCGACCGTGACCACGGTCTCAACCGTGACCACGGTCTCAACGGTCACGAACCAGTCGCTCATGGGCACCTATGCGACAAACGACTACATGCCGGCGCTGATGCACATGCAGGCAGACAACCTGCGCCGCAACATCTCGGTGACCTGACCCATGGCAACGACCAACGGCAATCGCAAAATCCTCGACCTCAAGCGATGGGAGTTCTGCAACCCCGCTCCACTCGCCACCGCCGCCGCATCGTGCATCGCCTCGTCGCAGCACTTCCGGCAGCAGCAGTTCTTCCTCCGCAGCGCGACGGAGGCGTACATCTACAATCCGAGCGAAGACGGATGGGTGCAGCTTGCGTCGCCGGCACTGACTCCCGCGCTGGCAGCGGGCGCGGCGGCGGTGGCTGGCGCATGGTCCACGGGTGCGACGGTTGGAGCAGCGTCGCTGACCGCGACGGCGGGCACGACGAGCACGATTACGACCAACCAGACGCTGGCGCGTGATCTTCGAGGCTACAAGATCCACATCTTGGCGGGTCCGAACAACGGTGCGGTGCTCGACATCGTGCGCAACACGGTGGGCGCGACGGCGGTTATCACCGTGGCGACGCAGGCGAGCGCGTTCTCGGCCTCGACGGTGTACCGCCTGCTGACGCCGCGATGGTATCTGCTGACTGGGGGCACGCTCGCCTCGGGCAGCTTCCGCGTCTACGACTTCGCGACCAACACCTACACGACGCTGTCGCAGACGGGACTCGCGGCGTCGCTCGGCACCGACGGCAAGCTGGTGGCCACGCCGTCGATCGTGGACGGCGAGTTCAAGCAGTTCGCCACCGGCACCGCGACGAGCGCGACGGCCACGACGCTCGTGCAGACGGGCAAGACCTGGACGGTCAGCCAGTGGATCAACTCGCAGGTGCGAATCACCGGCGGCACCGGCGCGGGCCAGATTCGCACTATCACGGCGAACACCGCCGACACGCTGACGGTCGCCACCTGGACCACGACGCCGGACGCGACCAGCGTCTACGCGATCGAGGGCAACGACGACTTTCTCTACTACATGGGGAACGGCGCGGTCACGCTGTACCGCTACTCGATCAGCGGCAACACCTGGAGCACGTTGTCGCCGGGTGCGGCGCGTGCGGCGGCTCCTGGCGCGGGCATGAGCGCGCACTGGGTACACAACGCGTCGGAGACGGATTGGACGAACGAGTCCGCAATCCAGAACGGGCGGTACATCTACTCGTTCCAGGGCGCGGGCGCGGCGGCCCTGCACCGCTACGACATCGCGGCGAACACCTGGGCGACGATCACCTACTCGCCGAACGCGGAGACGTTCACGACGGGCAGCAAGTACGCGCTGATCGGCGGCCTGCTTTACATTCAGAAGGAGGCGACGGGCCGTTGGTTCGCGTACGACTTCGCCAGGTCTGAGATGTTCCCGTGGTCGACGATGCTGTACCCGCAGGGCGCGGCGATCGTCGGCGACACAGCGTTCGACGTGGTCTACAAGGACGGCGCGACGGAAATCTTCTACGTCCACATGGTTCACAACACGGCGGCAATCCACCTGCGCCAAATGGTGATCTGATGACCCTCGACGAACTGATCGACCTGTGCCGCCGCCGCATTCAGTACCTGAACGGAGTGCGTGCCACATCTTCGTCCGCCGGCGACCTCGAACAGGTCGCAGCGTGCGACGAACGGATCGCCATCACGCAGGCGACGCTCACGCAGCTCCTCACGCTGGCGTGATCCATGCTCCTC